TGATCGCCGCAATAGTGCTCGCCTACCAACACGTGTCGTGGTTCCGTGCCGGCGTCGACGACCTCGGCAAGTTCGTGGTGCTCGTGTTCAACACGATCCTCGGCGTGGCCGATTCCGTGTTCAAGTGGCTCGCGAACAATTGGCCGCTCGTGCTCGCGATCCTGACCGGCCCGTTCGGCCTCGCAATTGCGTTCATCGTTGGGCATTGGGGGGACATTCTGCACGGCGCCGACGCGGTGCTTTCGTGGCTCCGCGGTAACTGGCCGCTCGTGCTCGGCATCATCGCCGGCCCGTTCGGCCTCGCGCTCGTGGAGATACAGCGGCATTGGGGAGACATTTGGGGATTCCTGACCGGCCTACCCGGCCAGGTCGCCCACATCTTCGACGGCATGTGGGACGGCATCGCCCACGCGTTCAAGGCCGCGCTCAACGCCCTGATCGACGCGTGGAATTCTCTGAAGTTCACCACGCCGTCCATCGACGTGTTCGGCCAACACATCGGCGGCGTGACCATCGGCGTTCCCTCGATCCCGCACCTCGCCCAAGGCGGCATCATCACCCGCGAAGGCCTCGTGTACGCCCACGCCGGCGAGGCAATCACGCCGGCGCCGACCCGCTCGTCGCCGGCCGTCGTGGTCAACGACGCGCACTTTACGTCCGAGCTCGATATTGAAACCTTCCTACGCCGTGCGGCGTGGGTGGCCTCGACCGCGAGAGTGTGACCCGGTGACCTGCATACGCCGCGCCTGGCTCGCCCTGCCCGACGGGTCGACCGTCTTGCTCGAAGATACGACCGCCGGCTATTTCTGCACATCGCTCGACCTCGGCTCGCCGGCCGTGCGTGAGGTCATGGACCCGGTGCCCGACGGCGACGGCGCCGACGACCGAACCTCGCTCATGGGCCCGCGCACCGTGACCGCGGCCCTCTCCGCGATCGCCGGCGCCGGCGCCCGGCTCGATTCGGTCGCCTCACTGTTCGGCCGGTTCACGCAACCGTCGGCTCGCCCGGTGCTGCACTACGTACTCGACCGGCCCGGCACGCCCGAGCGCACGCTCACCTTGCGCCCGGTGGCCTACTCGTGGCCGATCACCGGGCCGTCCGAGCTCGACATGCAATTGCAATTCGTCGCCGCCGACCCGATCATGCGCGACCCGGTCGTGCAGACCTCGACCGGTTGGGCCGGCTCGACCACCAACCCGGGCCGGTTCTACCCGCTGACGTTCGCCCGCACGTACCCGCCGGGTGGCATGGCGCCGTCGACCGCCGTGGTACGAAGCGCCGGCGACGTCCGCGTGTGGCCGTTGCTCCGCGTGTATGGGCCGATCGCCAATTGCGCCGTGAACGTCGACCAGTACGACGGCGGCGCCAACCTGCTCGCAACCCAAGCCTTTCGGTTCCTCGCCTCGTTTCAAGTCAACGCCGGCCACTACGTCGACGTGGACACGAAGGCCAAGACGGTTCGCATGGACGGCGACCCGGCACAGTCGCAGTACGCCAACGTGGATTGGTCGACGAGCGTGTGGCCGTGGGTGGACCCGCTGCCGAACTACGGCCAGGTACGCCTCACCGGTTCGAACGCGGCGGCCGCCACGCAGGTGCAAGTGATCTGGCAGGACGGCTACCTCACGTGACCACCACGACCGAAACCCCGAGCTCGAGTACGCCCTACCGATCCGGTGGGGAATCCCCGAGGACGGCGACCACCACGCCGGTACCACCGGGCCGAGGCCGTTGGCGTTTCACGCTGCACCGTCGGCAATTCCAAGCGATCGCGTGGCAACAAACGATGCTCGCCGAGCTCGACCGTGCACGTAGTCGGCGCCTCGAAACGTCGTGGCTCGCGCCGGCCGTGTTGACGTTCACCATGAACGGCCGTTCCGACGAGGTCGCCAACCTCGTCGAGCTCGCGACCGACGTGGTGGCGTGGCGTTGGGACGAGTACGCCGGCGCCGACGTCGCCGTGTTCCGCGGCGTGATCTCCCATTCCGAGGACCAGCTCACCGAGCAATCGCACACGGTGAATTTCACCGCCCATGACTATTCGGCCCTACTCGGCCGGCGGTACCTCACGAGCACCCTTGGCGTGTTGGCACGCGATCAAGATTTGATCGTCAACGACCTTGTGGTGCTCGCCACGACCAACGCCGCGAGCTCGTCGGGCGCCTCGTTTTCGCCGGCGTCGTTTCTCCCGCTCTACGTCGTGCAGGTCAACCCTGACGGGTCGACCCGGCCGACGCTTTCCGGCCAGCTTCGCGACCGCACGTACTACGGATCGCAGGAGATTGGCGCCGCGCTCAACGACCTGGCCAAGGTCATCGGCGGATTCGGCTACGCCGTGGCGCCCTTCGCCGGGCCCTTCGGCCAGTGGGACGCGCTGAACGTCTACTACCCGTCACAAGGCACGGCCCGGCCCGACGTCGCCCTCGTGTACGGCGGCAACGTGTCGACCGTTACCCGCACCGTCGACTCGTCGACCTATGCGAACTACCAACGGTGCCTCGGCAACAACGGGTCGAGCGATCCCAACGCACCGCAGCTTTACGCGGAGGCCTGGAACAGCGACGCCAACAATGTGACCGTCAACCCGGTCGGCCTTTGGCAGGCGACCGACAACGCCGCCGACGTCAACGTGCAAGCGACGCTCGCTCAGAAGGCCCAAGGTGACCTCAACCTGTCGGGCCTGCTCGTGCCTTCCTACACGCTCACCGTGCGGCCCGGGCGCTACCGCTACGGCTACCCGCGCCTCGGCGACACCGTGCCGCTCGTGGTCAAGTCGGGCCGGTTGAACGTCAACACGACCGTGCAGGTGGTCGGCCTCAACTACGCCATTTCCGACGACGCCGACGAGGTCGTCGAGCTCACGGTCGGCCGGCCGCCGGCCCTGTTCGCCGACCTGTTCACGCAAGCCGACCGCGACGTCGACGCGCTCACGAGGAGGTAACCCATGACCCGCCACACGCCCAATTGGTTGCAGGCCGGGTCGTATGCCGCCGGCATCGACCGCGACCTCATCGGCGCACTCTGGCCGGCCGGCCGCACCGTCGGCCTCGCCGTCAGCGTGCAGACCGCAATGACGCTCGCCATTGCCGCCGGCCAAGCCGCGGTGCCCTCGCCCAACAACACCGGCTCGATCCTCTGCACGAGCGACGCCACCGAAAACGTGACGCTCGCCGCGGCGCCCGGCTCGGGTTCCAACCGCATCGACCTCGTGGTGGTGCAACCGCGTGGCGCCGATTGGGACGGCACGAGCAATATCGATTTCATCTTCGCCAACGTGACCGGCACGGCGGCCGCCACACCGGTCGCACCGGCGACGCCACCCGGCACGCTCGCGATCGCCAGCGTGTACGTGGCCGGCGGCACGGCGAATCTGACCGGTTCCAACATCACCGACCTACGGCCCTTCGGCCTCAGCGTCGCCGGCGCCAACCTGCCGCCGGCCGTCGGCGCCGCGGCGCCGCTGACCGCGTTCACCGACACGTCCGGCGAGCTCTGGATCGCCAAAGGCGGCGTGTACGGCGGCGCCTACCGGCGAGCCCGCGACACGCTCCGCACCCGGGTCTATTCCGGTACGCAATCGACGACGGCCAACACGTGGACCTCGCTCAACATGGTCAACACCGACCTCGACCCCTACGGCGTGTGGGGACAGGCAAGCGGCTACACCTGCCCGGTGGCCGGCCACTACGACGTCGGCCTTAGCTTGCAAGTGAGCGCGACGGCCGCCGCCCAAACCGTGACGCTCGGCCTTCGCCAAGGCGCGCCCCTCGCGGCGCAAACGCCGCCGATGTACTCGTCGGCCGCCCAAGTGTTCGGCACGGCCGTCCGCGACGTGCTCGCGTGCAACGCCGGCGACGTGCTGCTCGCCCAAGCGTTCACGTCGGTCGGAATGGCCATTGCACAAACCGGAAACCGGCCCTTCAATTTCCTCACGATCAAGTACCTCGGGCCCGGCCCGACCAGCTAGGAGGTACGCCATGCGAGACATACCGGCCGAACGGTTCGACGGCGCCACGTGGTGGCCGCCGGCGCGGACCGATCCGCCGCACGAACCGGTGCACCCTGACCGCATACCGGACCTCGACGACCTCGACCCGCTCGACCTCGACGACGAGCTCGACGACGACGAGGCCGAGTAATGCCGCTGCACCGGGTGGCGATTCCCTCGCCGAACTACTCGAATCGCGGCGGCGCCGGCGTGCGCCTGATCGTCCTACACACGGCCGAAGGCGCCCGCACGATCGAATCGCTCGGCTCATTTTTCGCCAACCCGAGCGCCGGCGTGAGCTCGCACGCCGGCATCGACGACAAGGCCGGCACCATCGGCGTGTACGTGCGCCGCGGCGACAAGGCATGGACCCAAGGCGACGCCAACCCGGTCGCCGTGTCGGCCGAGCTCTGCGCGTTCGCCGCGTGGGACGCGGCCGAGTGGCACCGGCACGAGGCCATGCTCGAAAACGCCGCGGCGTGGATCGCCGAGGAATCGGCCGCGTTCGGCATCCCGATTCGTGAGCTCACGCCGGCCGAGGCCCAAGGCACCGGCGCCGGCGTGTGCCAACACATCGACCTCGGCTCGTGGGGTGGTGGCCACGTCGATTGTGGGCCGGCGTTCCCGCTCGACCACGTACTCGAACTAGCCCGCGGCGGCGCAAGCGCGCCGGCGCCTCGAAGGAAAGGCCGCAACATGATCGCCTCGACCGACACTGGCAACGGCTATTGGACCGTGACGAGCGACGGCGCCGTGGGCGCCTTCGGCGACGCCGAGTACCACGGCGGCGCGTTCGATTTCGACGAGAGTGTGCCGGGCCGCCAACCCATGGCGCCCGGTTCCGAGGTCGTCGGCATCGCCGGCAAAGGCACCGACGGCTACTGGCTGCACGCGTCCGACGGCGGCGTGTTCGCCTTCGGCTCGGCCGCCATGCTCGGCCGGCCCGACCGCGCCTAGCTAGGTGCCCGCCGACGTCGACTCGCTCGGCCCGATCCGCCGGGCCGTCCTGTTCGCGCTCGGCGTGGCCGTCATCATCGACGGCCTAATCGAGGACAACGGCACGGCCGAATTTGTGGCCGGCCTCGTGCTCGTCGGCCTCGTGCCGCTCGACCTCGTGTTGACCCGCCGGCGCGAGCATTGACGCCATGGCACTTACCACGGCACAACGAAACCGCCTGCCGCGCTCGGCGTTCGTGCTGCACTCGGGCCCTCGCTCGAATTGGCGCTACCCGACGCCGACCAAGGCCCAAGCCCGCCGGGCCGGCATCTCCCAGGCTCAGCGGGCCCGCACGCACCGCGCCGCCCTGTCCTACGGCGCCCGGCGATCGACCCGCGGCTCGCCCTCGACCGTGCGGGCCGGCGTGCGAGCTCGCCACCAAGGCGCGGTGCGCTCGATGACCCGCGGCGGCCGCCGCCGGGCCTAGCGTTTGCACACGGCGGCCCGGCCCGGCCGTGTGTGCCTTTCTTGGTCGATGGGTCACGAGGTCGTCGCCGGGCCGCCCTCGAAGTCTGGACACACGCCGTTGTCCACACTCGAAACGCGGTTGTCCACACTCGAAACGCGGTGGCACACATGCGTGGCACACAACGCCGTGACCACGCCTGACCCCGCGAGACGCGCGTCCGAGCGCGAGCGCGTGACCTGCTCGTTTGTAGGACGTTCGCCCTTTCTGGCTTCCTCTCAAGGTGGAGACACGAGTTCGAACCTCGTTGGGACTGCCCAGGTCAGAGGCCTAA